AATCAACAAAGGAATATCCATTGTTATTGTATCTTTCTTATCAGTTTCTTCATTTTTCAATCCATGATGACCTCCATGAAGGTCTGGACCAGCAATACGAATAGGTTTTAATCTATTATATGCCTTGTCTAACATTTTCTGTCTTCTCATAACCGAAGAATGTTTAAAAGACATTTGTTCTGGTAATCGACCGCCGCTTACATGGTCTCTTTTCCATTTATTAAAATCACCGGTTTTAGAAGCAGCAATTTTAGATATCTTACTTGCAGTTTTGGGGTTTAACCCTTTGGTTCTAAGATACTTATTAAGAAGGTCATCTTCGTCAATCTGTTCAACTTCTTCAGAAAACTTACGATCTTGTTTCCACTTCGCAAAAGTACTACTTTTTGCATGAGATATTTTGGTTTGTTGACTCACACGCATAGGGTCTATACCTTTGGATTTTAGATATGAATCTAATGTACCAGATTCAGTAATCCCTGCTTTTGCAGACCAAGGGTCATTGGGGTCTGTACCAAAGGTAGGGCGTTCCTTCACCCTACCTTTAATCAGAGTAGTTAATTTTTCTACTTTCTTATCCATTATTTTGGGCCTGGAGTAAATTTAACTTTGGTAGAACGACCAGTTGCAGCAGGACCAACATCATCGTCTTTACCACCTTTAATGCGACCTTTTAATGTATCAGTACTTTTGATAGTAGGGTCTATTTCTTCAGAAGTTGCACCAGCCTTACCTAACATTTCGTTTTTAATACGAGACATTGCAGTGCGAGCTAATTCTTTTGCTCTTGATAATGGGGTTACTGGTTCTTCATTAGTTGCAAAAGTATCTAACCCATAAGTAGAAGTTGGTCCTTTTGCTTCATTGACTTCTGCTTCTTCTGCAACTTTCTTTGCTTGTTTTGTAGCGGTTGCATACATTACTGACTTTGCTTTCTTACCATATCTTTCTTTGAATCCTTCCTTGTCCTTTTTCATGGACTTTACAATTTCTTCTTTCTTCTTGGATTCAGCAGGAGTAAGAGTCTTTTCTTGAAGTTCAACATCTTCTTTATCTTCTGGGTGTCTCCCGTCAGCAAAGTTTTCCTTCATTTCTTTCTTTTTTCTTTCTGCAACTGATTTTACCCAATCATCAAATCTTTTTCGTTTTTCTTCATCAGTCCATTTTCTTTCTGATGGTATTGGTCTATTCCTATTAGACCCAGGAAAATTTCTTAATTTAGAATCCGAAAAAGATTCTAACGCGGAAATTCGGGATTCTTCAACGACAACTTCCTCGTCAACTTCCTTTGGAGTTCTCTTTGCCAACTTAGACATTTCTTTGTCTGGGTCAGTTTTAGTATCAGCCTTGATAGGTTTAACTTTCATTCTTGCTAATTCTCTATCTGCTTTTGCAACGTCATCATCTTCATCATCGTCCCATCTTTCTCCGATGATTTTTTTGATTTCTTCTGCAACAGGGTCTTTATTTGTAAATTTATTATTAAACATTTTTTTACCTTTCTTAGTTATTTTTATACCGATGTTTCTTTCTTGATCTTTATAGGATTGCATAGGTTCTTTATTAGTCGATCCGCATAAAGTTCCTCCAACTCCCATATCTACTGCGCCTGGATCATCAATGGCTTCTTTTACTCTTTTCAGAAGAGATTTAACAAATTCAGTCTGTTCTCTGTATGTTACATCACCAAGACCGGACATTGGATAAACCGTACCCTGTTGTCTAGTATCAAATTCTGGACCAACACCATTAGTATTTCTCATTCTTTGATTAACTGTTGGTGAGTCCGAGTATCTTTTTTTATTTTTAACTTTATCATTATCCTTAGAGAAGTTACTTTCCTTTGGAGGAGCAGTAAACTTTATCTTAGGTTGTTGTTGTTCACTGTATGTTCTGAAAGTATAAGTTTTTGTTCTCTTAGGCGCATCATACTTAATATCATCTATTTGTGATTCACCGGCTCTATTATCTGGTGTGATATCGTTTGGTCCTGATGCCTTATATTCTGGATTATATTTAACTACTGTTGACTTCTGAATTCGTTTAGAATTCTTATTAAACATTTCATTAAAATTCAATTTATTGCGGTTCTTAAACCATTCATACGATAAGTATTGGGCAACTTCTTCGTCCAAAAAACTATTTATGTTTTGGTAAGTTATTGTAATATCTTCTTCTATGGACTCGATACTATCACTATTATCAAAATAAATGAAGTTGTTGAATAGAGTATTGAATATCTCTTTGTTGGATTGTGCCTGTATCCATTTTTCTTGTCTAACTGACTCTACCATCATGCGAGACAACTTTTGATTTCTTTCTTGACTTGCTTCATTAGTAGTGTCAACAAATACCATCATAGTAGAATATCCAAGGGATTCTAGATGTTCTTTGATACCGATAATAGTATTTAAATCTTCTGCGGGTCCATTGATAATTAATGGAGTGCGATTATGAATAGATTCTACTCTAAAATCATTGGTTTTGTGTAGATTACTCAATACAGATCGTGCTTGTGTATAATTCATTTCTACACTTCTTTTTTCTGCAATCGCTTCACGAATAATAATATCTTTACCAGAACCAGGACCACCTGTTACGAAGATTGCCTTGAATGCTCCGTGATTAACGTCCTCATGAAGTCCCATACCACGACTAACATCATGCATTAATTCTTTTGTATGTTCATCTGAAACATGATGTGGTACACCCTGTCTAAATGAAGAGAAATCCTTATTCTTAGCATGTTGTCTCATTTTAGTGCCAGACATACCTTCTGTTCCTTCTGCATCTGGGTCACGATGACCAGCAGAACGAACTTCAATCTTCTTAAAATGATAATGTCCATGACCTGCTGTTTTACCATTATACTTATGTAAAAGGTCATGCATTTCCTTTACACGATCAGAACCAGCAACTACAATCAAATGGTCATGTCCCTGTGCATGTAACTTAGCAGCATGGTGAAGAATAGTTGGGTGTTCTTTAGAAGAAGCAGAGAAACGAGTACCTGGTGAATATCTTTTAAGATGTTTGATCTTTTCTTCACCAGATAATGGATTCTTTTTACTATCTTGAGAATGAGATACTACCACATGGTGTGATGCACCTTCTTTATCTGCAACATGACGAACTCTATCGATCAATTTCAAATGGCCACTGGTTGGTGGGTTCATGCGTCCGAAAGCCAATACTGCTTTCTTGGACTTCTTTTCTTCTTCTGCAATAACGTCTAGGAATCTCTTCATTTTCTTACTTTTAGGAGGTTTGCTTTACTGAATTCTTCACGGTTAACTAATTTAGTTGGTTGTCCCGCATGATTAACTACAAAACCTTCTGGGTCTGTTTTTTTACCATCAATATCATGTTCTAATCCACCACTATGTTGATTCAATACATTAACCAAAACATTCTTGGCTCTTTGAAGATGACCATGCATATTTAATAAGTTATCGTAATGTTTTTTATTTTGTTTGATATAATTCAAATGTTCATTTGATTGATTCATCTTTCTGCTTTGTGCAGCAGGAGTTTTTAACTTACTTGCAGATTTAGTATACTTATCATTTATGTGTTTCATTAACCCTTCGGAAGATGGTGTATCACCAGTTCTAACGGTGTCATTAATATATGTCGCTAAATGATTGGCATCACCATGATGTGGAGCAGTAGCAGAATACATAAATGCAGCATTTTCTTTATGTAATCGTTTAGCAGCATCCATATGCTTTTGGAATTGTTTTTGATCTTCTGAACTATAATGAGAATTTCTCGTATCATGTTCGGCAGATTGATGCCATACATCAGGATGTTGTCCAAAATTATGCACATCGGGATGTGGGTCTGCTTTCATATCATTGAGTTGATCTCCACGATATTGTTGGTGAACAACTACACCCATCTTGGCTCTTCTGATTTTTTCTCCCATATCCCCCTTTGCAGTATAGGTGATAGTATTAGGAGTAAATGATACACCGCGTTTGGATTCCTTTTTATCGTCACCAGAAAACATCATATCACCTTGGTATACACCAGATTTAGGTGTCACTTTACGCAAATGATTTAATGCTGAATGAAGTTTTTCTACCAAACCAGGTGCATGGCCGTGATTCTTTAGAATATCTTCATGTGTATAGTTGATTTTTGGCGTTTTATTAAACGCAGATTTAGATGCTACGAAAAATCTACCGTTTTCTGGGTTCGTACCAAATATAATTGAGGGAGAACCATCATATTTCATAGTAAGCGATGAACCATGTCCACCACTTAAAATATGATTATGTGCTTGTTCCAAAGCACCTGTTGCATGACTAAAACCAGCAGCACCATGTAAAAAAGGTCTATCTTCTGCATGGTGAATATGCTTAAGTTTCGTATCTTCTGTTTCTTCGACTAAAAAATTTGCAAATGATTTCATTCGTTCAACACACTGTGGTTGTTATATAGTCTATTTATATTACTCGTATTCGTCAGATAGTTGATACTATTACAAAATAATAGGATCGAGTAATACAGGATTTTTAGGATCACCAAAGATTGTTACAGTTCTTGTCGGACTAGACATAAATGGAGCACTGTATGAATCTAAAATATCAGTAATACCAAAACCTTCATTAATAAAATATTCATAACATTCCATTTGAATTTTATAAAAAGTTTCTAATCTATTATCTTGTTCGTAGGTCTTTAATATGTTTCCATATTTTTCATATATGAATTTACATGCATCTGATCGCATAATTCCATGCGGGATAGAAGCATGGGGTAGACCTTTCCATTCTGAATCAGTAAATTCACAAACATAGGGAATCTCATAACTTGAACGTTCAATAAACGGAACATAAAAGTCCTTTACTATTGGAATAAAGTCATCTTCAATGATGAAAAAATAATCGAAATCATTTAAATTTTTAATTATTACATCATTCCAAGCGCCATAACTACACCCTTTATTTTGTCTAAAATAACATTCATAATTAAAATTAATATTATAAGATTTGATTTTTTCTTCGATTTCTTGTGACATAGTAATGTCATCTAAATTAAAAGCAAAAGTAACAAATTGAATATCAGTCTTATTAAGAGCCTCTATTTGTTTTTCAACCATTATTAATTGATTATTTTGCAATTCTTTTGCATAACCAGAGTGTTTTCTTTCTCCGATATAGAACGCTGGAATATAATTAATTTTATTCACTTTTCCCCCATAAGTAGTTTTAAATCTTCAGTTAAATCTCTCGATCTAGGTAAAAAATCTTTTATATATTGATTTTCCAATACATCATCACTAACGAGGTGACTTGTTCCAAACCCTCTATTTTTATCTGATTGTGGCATTCTATGTTGTATTTGTAATTTTCTCTGTTTACTCATGGTGTTAAATGGAGACCACCCATACCATAAAATGACTAATTCTTCGGTTGTATAATCAAAGTGTCTTCCAATAGGATATTCTATGTTATTAGAATTATGTATCAACCTTCCAAACCTTAAATTAAATCCACCTTCTTTATAATGCATACCATAGTATTTTTGTTCGATTAATGATTTTTCATAAACTGGTAGATTATCTCTATCATTATCAATCATAACATGCACTGGAATTCCATATCCTGTAGTCACTCTGGTTGCTCTACCACCTAAATTAATATGTTCCGTTGGAGAATGTTCTAGGATTGAAAAATTCCCAATAATAAATTCTGTAGTATTAAGACATATTTTCCATCCTTCTATTTCTTTTTCTATTTCAGAAACTTCTTTGTCTATTTCCTCGGCGCCAAAATATTCATTTTTTGATTGAATAATTTTCCAATCAGGACATATTTCTTTGATGATATTTACCGAATTATCAGTGGATTCATAATTTATCATTATTCCTTGATCGAATATTTGTTTATGGTGATTTAACCACCAAGGTAACAAATATTCTTCATTATAAAAGTGGGATATTACTGTTTTTTTCATTGTGAAATTTCAACCTCTGGAAAATATTTTAAGAATATAATATCTTCGTCACGCATTAATAATACTTTTTCTTTTATCTCATCAAAGAAATTCCACGCAAGAGGAACAATACAAATTTTTCCAGTTTCATTTAATAGATAATTAGGTGGTACGATTTTAATTTTACTTCCAGGACTATACATATTATGTTTCAATGGATTATCGTCGAGTATATAATCTAGTTGAAATTTAGAAAAATTTAAAAAAGTATTACCTTTAGCTGCAGCACCATATCCAATGATTTTATATCCAAGTTCTCTTAATTCTGATATTTTATTAAAAGTTTCATTGGAAATTCTTTTGCAATTTTCTACATATCTAACAATAACTTCTTGTGATAGGTTATCTTCTCTTGCAATAAACTTTTCAGATTTATCCTCCAAAGAATTTGATAAAACGAATACAAAACTTGTTCCATGAATCGGAGTTCTTACAACATCAATCACACTTAACCCAGCATTCTTTGCTAATGTGCAGAATGATTTTACACTAAAAAAAGAAATATGTTCATGATAAATGGTATCAAATTGATTATTTTTTACCATATCTGCTTGTGAAGTTTGAATGAAAATTCTACCATATTCATTTAAAGCCGTTTTACACAATTCTAAAAATTGTTTAGGATATGTGTTATGGGCAAACACATTTTGTGCTATGATTATATCAAACTTTGTATCAAACTTTTTGAGACTTTCTTCAGTTAAATAATCACAAATAACATTATGATTTTTAGAACTGATATCGAATAAGTTTTCGGCTGGATCGATACCATATGTTTTAAACCCAATATTTCTTCTGGTAAATGCATCTAGTTGAGAACCATCATTACAAGCAATATCCAAAACTTTACGACCAATTGTATAACTGTTAGTGAAACTAGAGAACCAGTCGAAATAATCTCTTAATGTTTTTGTTGTTCCACTGACATATAGATAATCTTTAAACAATAAATCTGGATCAACAGCATGAGTCAATTGTATATGAGTACATTTTGGGCAATAATTAATTCCCAAAGGAAATACATCTTCTTCATCATCTTTATTTTTTAAATAACTATTAGCTAGTGGTTGTGAGTTTAAATCAAGAACAAAATCCAATTCATCATTATCACAACATAAACATTTTTCAATTTTCTTATAACTCATTACTTATATCCCTTCAATTCGTTTAATATATTCTCTTTAGGGTTATCACCGATTCTTCTATGTGATCCCGCAACATAATGAACACCCATTAGAATATCATTGTTGTCTCTAAAAACACAATTCTTATTAACCCTAGAATTTGTTTTCCAATGCATACTTTTGATATTATTATCAAGTATATATTTCCTTATTCTCCATCCTACTTCTATAAAAGAAGTTGATCTGTCAATTTCATTTGGGGTTATTACCCAAGAATTAGATGTGGCAATATTAACATCATAATATCCACAAAAACAACATGGTATATTATCAAATTTATCGGGAAATGTGTTAACTACCGGTATAGTGGCTTCACCATCA